GGATTCATACGATCTCATTACGCATCTGTATTTTGTCGATAGGGCGAAAGCGGAGGCTATGTATCGTGAAAAGCTGGAAAAAGTTTCATTTTATCGGTATGGCTATATCTACCTACACTCGATGAAAGAGGATGCCGACGGGGTGCTGGACATAGACGAAGTGATAGATTCTAAAAATTTTTGATATGATAGGTGCGATAATTGGCGACATAGTAGGCTCTCGATTCGAGTTCAATAATGCGAAAGGCGGAAACTTTGCATTATTCACCAAACAATGCGATTTTACCGACGACACGATCTGCACGGTGGCGGTAGCCGATGCGATACTCAAAGGGGAGGACTACAAATCGAGTATTTTGCGTTGGTGTAGAAAATATCCTAATCCGATGGGGGCATACGGCGGTTCTTTTGCTCGTTGGATTACTTCTCCCGACCCCCAGCCGTATAACAGCTTCGGCAATGGCGCAGCGATGCGTGTAAGCCCTGTTGCGTGGGCTTTTCGCTCGGAGCGGGATGTTATTCGGCAGGCTATCGAAACCGCGAAAATTTCGCACGACCATACGGAGGGAATTATCGGAGCGATGGTAACGGCTCTTGTGATCTATTATCTAAAAAATCAATTTTGGGATAATACGATGGAGATATGCGAAAGCGTGATGTGTCAGTATTACGGCGAGGATTGGGAAAGGCATCTCCCGCCTCGCGGCAAGTTTGACGAGACATGTCAGGGATGCGTGCCGCTGGCCTTTCATATTGTAAAAGAGAGCCGGTCTTTCGAAGATGCAATCCGCAAGGCCATTCTCTACGGCGGCGACAGCGATACGCTCGGAGCCATCGTCGGATCGCTTGCCGAGGCTTATTTCGTGGTTGATCCTGCTATGATTCAGACCGCGATGAGCTATTTGCCGGAAGATATGCAGAACGTCATTCGGAAATTTAATGCAACCTACCGATGAAAGAATCTGATTTATTGCAATATTGCCGCTATTATAAAGGCGAGCGGAAGAACCCATACGAGGGCAAGGAACAAAACAAGGCAATGCTTTGGATGTACGAGCGGGCATGGATTCACGATACTATGGCGGTCATCGCAAGAGGCGATGCGAATGTCTCTGAAAGTCGAAATCTCGATGAATATGTCGCGGTCGGGTTATCGGATTTTGAGAATGCCGATGGAGTGCCGATTACTTTGAAATCGCTCCTTTTCAATCGGTATGCACAAGGCAATATGTCCTCGTTGGCAGATTGCGTCGAACCGTTCAAGAAATTTTATAAGCAGTATTACGGTTAAGGGAGCGCAATAAACGCTCCCTTTATCATTGCAACTGTCCGATCATCTGCAAATAGATCGTCTTTCCTTGTTTTTTGAGGACTTTGAATTGACAGCCTCGTTGCCCGATCCATTCCATTTCGGAGTTGATCTTTTCGACAGATTTTCCGTCCCATATCACGCCATCGTCATAATCGAATTTGTGATAATCCGTGTAGTGGGAAAAAGGCTCCGCATATACGCCTTTGGCCCCTTTGGGGACTACGATAACCAAGTTGTACGATTCGGAGAAACCTTTATGCCGATGCACGGCGGTAGATAGGAATCCTTTATCGACAAAAACATCGCCTTTTTTCAGGTTTCCGAGGTCGTATCCGAGAGAATCAATCGTGAAATTGCTTACGCCTCGTCTTACGACCGTATTTTGAGGCATGGCGAATTTTTCAATCGCTCTCGTCAATATCGGCAGATCGTGCTCGAACTCTTCGCGGGCACGCGCTCCATAATACGATATACCGCGCAGAGGCTCATTTAGATAGCTGTAAGTCTGCGTATATTTCGTCAATATGATCCGCTCCTCCTTTGTCAGCGTCGCCCAAATCCGCTCCGTGTATTGACGCAGCCGGTTATCTGCATCATCGACCATTTCTGATTCGTACAAGGCGAGAAGCCTATCTATTTCCTCCTTGCTGATACTCGGCAGGGTAGAGGCTTTCATCGTTGCACCTTTCTTCGCATCGCGCCGAGCCTGTTCCGCCAATCGTTTTTGATATTCTGCGACGGCGAGTGAGGTTTTGGACTTGATAATCGACAATTCGGCATTGCTATTGACTGCCTGCTCTGCATCGGAGAGGAGTTTTGCAACATTGAGGCTCTTCGGATGTTCTGCCGACCATTGTTTAACGGCGTCGAGTTCTTCGGTTGCCTGCTTGATCGCTATCTTGTAATTGACTGCATCCAATTTTTTGATGTACGCCTCCTGCGATACCTTCCATGTCGCATACTTCTGTTGAACACCTTTCATATTGCCGCCGAGGAAGTCATAAGCCTCGAAATGCAGCTTTTTCGCCTGCTGTTCGAGGGATAGACCCGACCAACCCTCGATCTTCGATTTGACGGCATCATATACCCCTTGCAGTTCTGCCATCGTGAATTGCTGATGCCACGAGTGAACATTGGGGATAATGTCGGCGAGAGCCTGCTCCGCTTTCTTGGCGGCGAGGATGGCCTGCGCGACTTTCTTGGTCTCGGTCTGCATGGCCGATAGATCGCCTGCGTCGATGTACTTTTGCAGGGCGGAATAATCGACCTCGCCATAATCCCCGGCGATTTTGGCGATGTTGTTTGCCGTCGTCTTGATTTGCTGGTGCTTCTTCTGCCGTTCGGCCCACGCATTACGGATTGCCGCTTCCTGTTCGGGCGTTCGGGCCTCATGGCGTAATGCCGCCTTTTCTGCGATTGTAAGCTCTTTCGGTTTCGGATTGAGTATCTCATCAATCGCCGCAGAGTTATTGCGAATAAAGTAGGGTTCCGTGCCTCTACTGCGGGATGCAAGGATATTCTCCTTATTGTCTCGCACCCAATGCTTGAAATTTGCCGGATATTCGGTGATCTGCTTGCCTCGCGGGGTGTATTTCTCGCCTTTGAGGAATGCCGCCGTAACTTTCGCCATCTCCTCCTCGTCCATCAAAATAGGCGTTGCAAAGCAGAAACATTGGGCATGCCATCCGTCGAATACGAAATCCTTTGGGTAGTCGCCTTGAAGTTTATCGCAAATATCCGGTCGGGGGTGGTTCTTCGATAGCTGGATGCGCTGACCGAGGACGAAATCCATCTGCTGCCACCGCTCATTGTCGGCGCGGCGGTAGGCGATGTTTGTCTCTGACCTCGCAACGCGCATGGCATTCTTGGCCGAGGATTTGTAAACGCCCGATCCGGTTTTGTAGTCGCTACGGTCGTAGTCGATCCATCGGTATTTGCCCGTTTTCTCGTCCTTGATGCGCTTTTTCCACTTCCGCCCGTAGATAGGCTTGCCCTGCTCGTCTTCGCCTTTCTTGAAGCGGAAACGGCGGAACATCAGGTCGGGGTCGTTCAGGTATTGCCGGACTTTGCGGGATATGGATTGCGCCGAATCTCCCTCGCCGATGGCGACGGTCATGGCGATCTCCATTTCATCGCGGAGCTGCTGAACCGACTGCCATATCCGTTTTGAGAGATTGAGGCCGTTCTCCGTTCGGTTGGCGAAAGCATTCATCGCCGCCATATTGCGGTTGTTCCATGCGCTGAACTCCGGACTGGATAATACCTCTTTCCCAAAACATGAGGAAATGAGTTTATCGCATGCGTCGTTGGCCTTTTCCCATTCGAGCGTGATCCCCTTTTTGATAGCTGTCGTAGTCGTCGAATGCAGTTGCCGGAGCAATGCCTCGACTTTCTTTTGGATTCGCATATTATCCCCGTCGAAAGAGTACATGACCCCCTCGTCCAGCGTCGGCACGGATTTATTGAGAGCGAGGATTTCATTCACCGTTGCGGCGAATAGCTGCCTCACTTTCTCGGCGTAAGCCTCTGTGCGCTGAATGCGCTTGATGGTTTCCGCTTTCGGGTCGGGAGAATATGCTTTTTTTGCCATCTGCTACCTACTTCTTCTGTTGCTGCTTTTTCTTCGGGTCATCTTCATCTCCGTTTTCATCATCGTCGGGGTCGTCGCCGTCCGATGCGGATTGCGGGCCTGCACCCTCGATG